ATAGCTATACAACTTCTAGAACAAAATCTTCCGGGATTGGTTTTATTTTTAGGAACAAAATCTTTCCCACAATTTTGACAAATTTTTCTATTTTCCAAAGAATTCATCTTGATCTTTTTGACAGAGACCACTGATTCTAGCCTCTTTTCTTGATAGGGCATCGCGAAAATCTTCATCGTTTACTGGCATCCCGCAAAAGGGGCAAAGCCTGGCTTCGGCTCTTGTAACTTCTTTCTCAAATCCCAATTGCCTTAGAAGATCTTTCTTTTTGGGATTGTCATAAATAGGTTTTGACATGCTGGAAGTATTTTTTTTTATATATTCAAGAAGTACCCCTGGCCGGATTCGAACCCGTCTCTATTTGTTCCGAAGACAAATGTGCTATCCGTTACACTACAAGGGCAAAATGGATCCCGCCTTACTTATATGCACAAACGTACTACCAATTTTGCTACTTAGAGCAGAAGACGGAACTCGAATCCGCAACCTTGTCATTGGCACTGACACTATCTACCAATTGATATACTTCCGCAAAAATGGGGACTTTCCGCAAGGCTCTCCAGCTCCGAAACCTTTTTTGTTTAACGTGTGGGTAGGCTCCACATGCTAGTTTTTGTTTGCCCCATTTGAACGCCGAAAGGGATTCGAACCCTCATGTGTCCAATTACACTTCTCCTCGTTCGTAGTGAGGCGTGATATCGGCGCATTATTACCAACAAATATTTTTTTATATTTTATCATTATAAAAATCCCGCATATTTTTTCATATTGAGATTAGCTTTTTAGTATTGATATCCAATTATAATAGGGTTTGGCCATTTAAATTTGAATAGTACTCTAGAAGGGACTCGAACCCTTATCGATCCAATTACACATCTCCAGTTTAGGAAACTGGTGTGATACTAGAGTAATTAGTACCCCCGAAGGGACTCGAACCCTTATTGATCCAATTACGGTACTACGCCTTAGAAGAGCGTTCCGATACAGGGGCATCAAAGTACAGTAAGGCCGCGGACCTTTGAAGCACCTGCACTGTGTTGTTCCTCTTTTACAGTAGCGGAGGCGGGATTTGAACCCACGATCTAGAGATTATGAAACTCCCGAGAACGGCCACTTCTCTACTCCGCAATGAGTGGGTCTACTCGGACTCGAACCGAGATTATACTTCGCGTCTCCACTTTGTAAGAGTGGGATGTTGATCCAATTACACTATAGACCCTTTTTATCGACTTGTAATATTGATGAAAAAATAGTAGCGGGTGGAAGAATCGAACTTCCGCTGCAAGGCTTATGAGACCTGCCTCTACCACTAAACTAACCCGCAATTTTAGTAGCGAGTAGCGGTTTCGAACCGATAACCTCATGATTATGATTCATACGCTCTACCAATTGAGCTAACTCGCCAGAATATCAAATGTGGGCATAGCAAAACGAATTCTATCATTAAAGCCCTGTTAATAGCGGGAGGTCTGGGATTCGAACCCAGAATCAAGGATTAACAGTCCATCGTGATACCATTTCACCAACCTCCCAATAGCAGGGTATGCGGGAGTCGAACCCGTTCCACAAAGCGTGACAAGCTTGTATCTTAGCCATTTGACCTATACCCTATAATTTCGATAGCCCCCTTTTAAAATTGTGCTTTCGAAGGGGGTCGAACCCTTAATCCTCAGATTAAGAATCTGCAGCACTGCCAATTGCGCCTCGAAAGCAATATGTGGATCTATGGGAGTATGATTCCCAATCTACAGAATGCAAATCTGTCGTGTTAGCCAATTGTCACTATAGACCCAACTAGCACGGATACAAGGAGTCGAACCCTAACCTAGGATTTTGGAGATCCCAATGCTTGCCATTACACCATATCCGTATTTAAGTAGAGAAAAACAGAAGAGATAACAGGCGGATTTGAACCGCAATTTTTGTTTAAGAGACAAATGCAAAACCAATTTTGCGCGAAGTAACTCTTTCTTTTACTACTACTTAGAGCGCCTGATAAGAATCGAACCCACATCTCCAGCTTGGAAGGCTGGAGCACTAGCCATTGTGCTACAGGCGCATATACTGAGAAAATTTAGAAGTAATGCCAGACCATTCCGGCGATTTTTCCCTTAAAAAACTGACGGGAAAAATGAGAATCGAACTCACGAAGTAATACTTATAGTTACTACAGTATTTTGTGACCTCTCTGGGAGTCGAACCCAGACAACCACTTTAAAAGAGTGGGATTCTGCCATTGAAATTAAAAGGTCAAAAACCAGCATGTCAAAGAACTTTCTCTTTCGAGAAAATTGCGGTACTGAGTGGATTCGAACCGCTAACGCTAAACTCTTCAAGTTTACGCTCTACCATTGGAGCTACAGCACCAGGTTTTCAAATTACTAAAGAACAAAAAAAGCGAAAATTTTTGATTCCCGCTCTATATAGGATAAAATAATTTTCATTATTTACCTCCATCTAGCGGGAAACCATATCCTCCATCTTTATTGGCTGCTCTATCAAAGCCAAACCAATTCACAAAATTTACCATATTTACACGCCTTTTCACTGAAAGTAATTTATTAAGTTTCTCTATATATTACAAAAAAAATTCAAAAAGTTTTAACTTAACGTAAAAAAATTTGAAAAAATTCCGAGAAAATCATAAAGAGGATTTTTCAAGTTCTGATAATTAATCGGACGAAGTAGCTCTTTATTTACTACGGCTTATTTTTTCTTATTAGTGCAAATATACAAAAAAGTTTTTTATAAAAAAATATTTTATGTTAAAAGTTTGTTAAAATCTTAAATCAAGACCAGTTTGGCTTTTGTGAAATATAAATTCCTAAAATTTTTTGTATCTCAATATGAAAGTCCCTCAGCCCTTTCAATTTCTCAAGAAGCTGATCAAAAGTTGTTCCCCATTCCTCTATGTAAATTGAAGGGTATTTTTGATCAATAGTATACCTCATTGCATCCCTTTCTTTAAATCCCTCCAAATAATCTTTAGACATTTTTAAAGGGCTTCGATTAATAGCTCCTTTCAACCCCAACATCTCATCAAATACTCCTTTTAAATCATTTGCATCATTGAACCTTCCCTCTGAAAGTTTTGAAATATTGTCTATAAAAAATTGAGCACACTCATGTATGGTTTTAAAAGATCTTTTATTTCGTATTCCAATTTTTAATGAATCTTTTGGATCCAATCCTCTTTTAAAACCTGCAGAATCCAATGATTCTATTACTTTATTTGCTTTCATCGATTTCATTATATTAGTTCAGCAGCTTTTAACTTGCATATAAGGATTTTCTTTATTTATCTGCTAATTTTCAGTGTAAATGAATTCTTTCCCCTCATAGTTTTTTAAATGAATTTCTTTACCCTCCCTGCCTATGAAATACTCGGGGAGAAGAGGTATTTTCCCTCCCCCTCCAGGAGCATCGATAACAAATTGAGGAATAGCGTAGCCGGAGGTCCATCCTCTTAACCCCTGAATTATTTCTATTCCCTTGCTTACTTTAGCTCTTAAGTGGCTAGTTCCCGGAACAAGATCCCCAGCGTAAATATAATATGGCCTGACTCTAATTCGAAGTAACCCCTGCATAAGGGTTTTTATTATAGAAACATCGTCGTTAACTCCTTTAAGCAGAACTGTTTGCGATCCTAACGGGATACCTGCATCAGCAAGTCTTTCGCAAGCTTGTTTTACTTCAGGAGTTAATTCATCTGGGTGGCTAAAGTGAATACTGAAAAACAGAGGATGGTATTTTTTCATCATCATGCAAAGTTTTGAAGTTATTCTCTGCGGTAAAACCACTGGAATTTTAGTTCCTATTCTCAAAAATTCCACATGTTCAATAGTTCTAATTGATTTCAATAGATATTCTATCGAGTCATCATCCATCGTAAGTAAATCCCCCCCAGATAAAAGTACATCTCGAACCTCCGTATGCTGACGAATATACTCGATAGCATTGTTCCACATTTTCTTATTAATTTCATGATGGGAAACCATATGAGATCGAGTACAGTATCGACAATACGACGAACAAAAATCTGTAGTTAAGAATAAAACCCTATCCGGATATCTGTGAACCAGATTTGGCAATGGACTAAATTGCTCCTCGTGAAGAGAATCAGATTCTTCATTTTCTGTAACTATAAGTTCCTCTTTAGATGGGATTACGCATCTACCGATTGGGCCATTAGGATCTTTAATAATGCTTGCATAATAAGGGGTAATTCTAAGAGGCAAATTTATATCCTCGGAAACTTCATAATCAGATGAACCGAAAACTCTGGACAACTCTTCATAAGATGTAATGCTATTTTTGATTTGCCATTTCCAAGAGTTCCAGTCGTCATCCAAGATATTTTTATAGTACTTATTTTTAAATATATGAGTTTGCTCTGATATTATATTCATTACTTATTTCTTCTTTTATTTGCACCTTCGATCCCGTAAATATCCTCCCATGTTCTTCCTTTAAGGGAATTGCTAATTTTCTTTTTTGTTTGCGGTTGTTTAGATCCGCAATTTTCACTAATCTTCTTCTTTGATTCTTCGGAGTGGCTTCTTCCCCCGCACCAAGCTTTCTTTTGTTTTTCTGTAAGTTTTTTATCTTTTTTTGCGGTAGACATTGATGCAAGGGTTTCCGAAGAATAGCAGTTAGTTAATCCTAGATTCCAAGGTTTGATTCCTTGCCGGGATTTACTTATTTTTTTCACGGATTCATCAGACCACGAATTTGGACAATTATGCCCTCCTTTGGGACTTATATTATATCCATTGGGGATTAAAGTATTATACTCTTTAATATATTTTTCTTGAGCATTAAAAGCTTCTTGTTTAGTTGGAAAAAATTCTAATATTTTTCGAACAAAATTTTTTTTGCCATATAATTTAAGAGCATTTTTAAAATAATCCCCACTTCCCAGATAAGGGTCTTTTTCGGGATTATCACAAGATCTATCTCCTACGTATTGTTTCCCATTATAAAGATTCGTAGTTATATAGGTAAAATGAAATTTTTTTGAGTTGGGGATCGAGCAGAGGAGGGGAGGTTCAGCTGAATCAGCTTGCTCTAATTGATTCTGCCTTTGTTTAGAGGAATCTTTTTCTTCCATTTATCGGTTTGAGTGCCTAATTTATTTAAGTTAATTTTTGTTGTATTTATCCAATTATATGTTTGGTTTTTTGGAGGGTTTTGTAGGAAAAATCTTATTCCGGACTTTCTGAAAAATGTTCTGCCTTTTATACCTGTAATCAGTATAAGCAAGATGACCTATTGGACCGCTTAATGGTTTTACATTTACTAAATCTGATCCTATTGTTCTCGCAGTAATTCTTTGCATATTAGGATTAGGAAATACAAAAGAATCAAATGAATCACATTTTCTAAAGGCTTCCAGTATCTTTAAAAGAACAGTTATGAGATCTTTTTCATCCCCGGTTCCCCCAATTCCAAATCTATTTTTTAGAATTTCGTATCTTCCTTTTGAAACCCCAATAATAACGTTTTTGTTTTTGAGATCATATTGAGTTACTCTTAATTCTTCTCTTTCGGGGTATAAATCCGATCCAAGATAGGCTTTCCAATCATCGATACTATCTTCTTTTAATATTATTCCGCCAATTTCTTTAAGAATAGATCCTAATCCTATCCCCATCGATTCTTTTGGTTCTTGCCCTCTTACGAAATTCATTTTTTATGGATAATTAATTTAGACCAAATATACTAATAAAAATCCAAAATAAAAAATCTTTACTCTTCTTTTATCCAAACGCTATCCACATTAAATTTTTTCTTTACTGCAGCTATATATTTCCAAGGATCTGTTATATCTTTATGCTCGACCACTCTTCCATCTTTAGTTTTAACACAAACGGTTCTTTTATCTGTTAAAAAAGTCTTTGGTGAGGGTTGAGGTTTTAAAGAAAAATAGTGTTTAAGGAAATCATTCATTTTAAAATATATTTAGTAGGAACTTTTCTTATACTTACAATAATGATAGCTTCTTGTTTTCCTCCGTTGTTTTTAAAATCCGGAATATTTTTTTTTATTTCTTCAAGCATTTGTTCGTCTGTCCAATTACTCGATGTTTCAATGCGAAATTTTATTCTTTTCATAGGATCATTTATTTTTAAAACAAAAAAAGCTGGATAAGACGCTAGATGCCCTATTCAGCTTATATATTTGTTGGGAAAGATAAGAAATGATCCTACTTTTACTGCAGCTTTAAAATCAGTGAGAATCCTGAATTGCGTGAGTTTAGGAGTTTCCTCTCCAAAAGATTTTATCTATCCCAGATCTTTTTTAATTAATATGAACTTAGCGACGAAAAGTTTTAAAATTGTGATAAAAATTTATCAATATCTTGAATTATAGATCTAAATCTTTCATTGTAAGCCCGGTTAACAATCATGTCTTTCTCCTCTTCAGATTCTCCCTCTTCAAATTCAGGATTAAATATATATCCTTTTAAATTATTATTCCTAAGGAAAATATTTTTATAATGGACATCATCTAATTCGTTTCTTTGTTCCTTAGGGAGCCGGGTTCCGTCATCAATATAGGGAGCATCTTTTTCGAGATATATGTAAAAATCTACTTTATTTGCCTTTTCAATCCAGGGCTCGAATTTAAGAGTTTGGTCGAAAAGGTATTCTGCATAGTCTTTTGTTATCTGCAAATCCGTATCGATAAAAACTACTTTATTTGAATGTCTTATAGCTCTGATAATATTCTTTGCATGCTCAGCTCCAACTAATTTAAGATCCTCTACTGTGCATTCGCGAGAATTTGGGATTAAATCCCTGCCAGCTTCCGGAGCCCAAGAAGTATTATAGTATTCTGCTAATTTTTTGCATAATGTAGTTTTTCCTGTAGATTCTGTTCCAACTATTGCTATTTTTTTTACAAAATAATCCTTAGCAAAGTTGTTAATATACCCCCAATATTTTATAGGTTTTTGGCGAATGAGAGTAGCACTGATCGGAATAATATTTCTCTCTTGATCGAATCTCCAATGTTCAGCCCCCATTCCCTTGGAGAAAACATCTCCATAATCTTCTGAAGTAAAAACCCGATCAAATTGCCCATATTTTGTTTTGACGTACATCCCCCACCATCCTGAAAGAGCATCTCCTTTTAATAAAGGCTCTTCAATTATATCTGCAATAATTTGAACTTTTGGATCATCTAAATAAGTTGAAAGAACCCATTTAAGGCGATACTTATAAGGTATTACCTCATCTGGAAGAGTTGTGATAAGAATAGTTAATTCATCACAATTAGACTTAGCATAATTGATTAGTGCTTCATGACCCTTGTGCATGGGGCGAAAACTTCCAGTTACAAATCCTTTTATCATAATGTATTTTTTGGTTTTCCGTCCCTTTCCCATTTAGCATATTCCTCCATAATATGCTTAGCATGTTTTTCTGCTATTTCACTAATTTTTATTAGTATAGCGTTATCAGCTTCGCTATTTGTCCACATTTCCTCTCTATATCCTAATTCCCATATCAGATCTATGAATGCCATTTCATTAACCACTTTTAATCTATTATAGATTGGAATAGAAGCTAATGCTTGTTTAATATTATACATTTATATTTAATTTGAATTTTTCTTTTGGTAGATCTTTTATCATGGAATTTCCTCTTTTGAAATTCATGATTTATAAGGTTTATTGTGAATTCTCCATTTGATAGCTGAAAAACCATTTAATCTGGGGTAATAAAAGAGCATAAAATTCTCAATAAAAGAAGCAATATCTTGAGCTAAGAGGATTCATCTATCGGAGCATAACTATCTGGATAGACATCTACCCCTCCGGAAAGATCTATCCGAGTTACGAATTTGTGATAATCTTCGTCTCTGATCCAAGACATTTTTCTTTCTTCATTGGTGAAATAAGGTTCCTTTTTCATAATATCAAATGTATGAAATAATTTCCAAATAAAAAAATTATTTTTTTCTGTTTTTACAAATTTTGACAATTCCATCTACGACAATTGCAAGGACAACGCAGATAAATATTGCTGTTAAAAATAAAGTTTGTCCATCAACTTCTTTAAATAATATTATTAATCCGTCCTTTTTTTAAAATTTATAAGTTAGAGATATTGAGCCATCTATCCCTGCCATAACAAAATATGCAGGATAATCCCCCGTCATGACAGCATTTGTCAAAATCAAGTCATTTAGAACATTATTTAATGCTCCCCTTACCGAAAATCCTTTCCAATTTATCCCTCCATAAATGTTCAGCAGGGCATACGAGGGTAACTGCTCTTTATTCGAAAAGTCAATGTAAGATTTACCATTGAACCTAACATTGAGCCCCGTATACACGCTCTTAGATAGGTTAAACACGGCATCATAACTCATTAATAACGAAGGAGTTAAAACTGGCTGAAATGTTTCTCCATCTTGCTGTATTCGATTGAAAGAGAATGAGTTAGAAGCAAGGAATTCCCAGTGAGTTGTAGCTTTCCAATCAGCTTCTATCTCTAATCCGGTTCTAAAGGATTTATCTACATTCTGATGTTTTGATAAAGAATTGGATCCAACCTCTCCGTTTAATACTATTTCATTTTTGAAGTTCATAAAATAAAGATTGGTATTTAAGGAAAGATATTCCGATTTATATTTCCATCCAAATTCATTATTTAAGGCTTCTTCAGGGAGAAAAACATATAATGAATCTAAATCATCTATACCACCAAAAAGATCATTTCGTGTAGGTTCTCGATGGGTTTTTCCGATACCATAATAAATACTCGTATGTTCTTGAACTCTTAAAGAAATTCCTGAACTCCAGTTAAAAAATCCCCATCTTTGAGTTTCCATTGGAACTTTTCCTTCATAAGCGAATGTTGTATAACGATATTGAATATCTCCATAAAGAGAAAATCCATTTTTCTTTAATTCTGCTTTTGCATAAGGTGATACTTCATTTCGTGTTCCTGTATTAATATAATTTAGATATCCAGGATCAGAATAAGTTCCCTCGTGTTCTCGAGAATAAGTATAGGCATTGGTTCCTAGGTTCAAATAAAAAATATCTTTTAATGGTAAGAGATAATTGATATTTGTTCCTATCCAATTTGATTTAAGAGCTAATTTCCAGATTTGTTCCCCCATTTGATAGGAAGGATCCCAATGACCCATATCAGTTGTATACCATCCATTTAAATAGGTATGATAAACTGTAGTTTTCAAATTCCCATATTGCCAAACTGCTTGATTGTGAATATAAATGAAATCATCAACTTCATCTTTAGTATTTGAATTATATTTGGGATTTTTATAAATATCCTGTATAGATTCTCCTAACCAGGCCATTCCATTTTTCTGATGACCAACAAATCCATATAATTTAAAATCATGTTTTTTAATGGAAAAGTTACCTCCATAAAATGTTGACCAGGAATCATTAAAAGAATTATTTCGGTAACCATCAGTTTGTGATTTGGAACCTAATAGAAAAAATTTAGGAGTATTCACCCCGCCAGTTATACTAAATGTATTATACGAACCGTATAAAATATTTGCAAATCCTGAAAACTTATCTGCAAATTCTAATGAAGAGAAATTAATACTGCCACCATAAGACGAGACCCCTGGTTTTGAAAGGCCAGCTTCCCTGATTATTTGAATATTCGAAACTGCATTTAAAAATCCTCCATAGTTGTTGTAATAAATCCCCTGATCTTCTGGCTCATTAAGTGGTATTCCATTAACTGTTGAATTTATTCGAGTCTGATCAATTCCTCTCAATCTGTAGTACATATACCCCATTCCGGTTCCATTATCCGAATAAAAGTTCATTGATGGAGTATATGAAAGAAGAACAGCAGGTTCCGTTCCCATAGATCGTAAAGAGATGTCTTTTTGATTTAAGTTCTGGAATGTAAATGGAGTTTGCTTTGTGGCACAATAAGATCCAGTAACAGAAATTTCTGAAAGTTTAACTGTATCTATTAAAGATTGAGAAAAGGACGATAGAGAAATCGTCAATAACAATAAAGTGAAAATTCTTTTCATTATTTACTAGATTGGAGTTTTTTAATTTCAAGTTTAAGTTTTTCTATTTCAAGAGCTTCTTTAGTAACATTTATAACTACCAAAGAAGCACTGTGAGCTCCATCTCCATAAGCAAATATTCTGTAAGTCATTCCATCTGCTTGATAAGTCCAGGACTTAGCATCATTTAATCCCTGAACATTTCCTATACTCTTTTGAGCAGAAACTTCTTTTACCTGGAACTGACACTGACTTAGAATCAAAATTCCCATTAATAAAATAAACTTTTTCATATTAATTGGCAGTTGCGTATTTTTTATAACTAAGATAGGATGCTTTAGAAATCTGAGTAAAGCTTTCTATATAAGCATCTTTGGCTTTCTTATTTCCTTTTTTGAGAAATTCCGCTGCTTCATAAAAATTAAAGAAAGGATAAGGCATTTTTATTACTCGGGAATTCCCTGAAAAGTAATTATCGGGACCTGTAAGATTTCCTGTAAAAAACCAATATGTTGTATCTTTCGTTGGTTTAAAATATTCTTCATATCTGTATTCGACCGTTTTTGGAATTACTATTGTGTCTGATTTGATAATATTCAGAAGAGCACTGTCCACTTGAGCCTGAGTTGGAGGGAGTAATTCATGATCAACAGCAAATTCAATTCCCCATTTTCCAAAATTTATGAGAACATATAAGATTGCAAGCCCAACAAGAGACTTTATAATTTTTACGAAATGATCCCCTGTAAAAGAACTTGGTCTTCTTTGTTGGGGTTGTTGAGGTTGTCCTGTAGTTTTATTAAAATCGCTTGCTTTCATAATAAATTAAATTTTCCGGTTATTTTATCAATTTTTTCTGGATCATCTGGACCAATTGCAACAGCAGTTATAGTAACATTTCCACCAAATTCTGTAAGGCCTGCATCTTCAATAATCGAACAGGGAATTCCTGCTGTTTTTGCTTGATTGTAAGCATCAACTAATTCATTCAAAGAATCTGCTCCTACAACAATCTTTTTAAAAATACCATTGACCCACTGTTCAATGAAGGAATTCGGGATAAGTTTTAAAACTCGATCCGTAGTTATTGGATTATAAACTGTAGTCATCATATCAAAAATGACTTTCATAGAAGCATGAGCTCCCTGAGCAATCATTTTTCCTTTCCTCATATTAAGATCTTTGCGAATTATGATAACTTGTTTGGGTGCGTTTTCTTTATACATTTTCAGGTATTTGATGATATTTTTTCATTAACTCGCAAAGTTTCCAATAGAGAGGAGAATAATTTCCTCGATGGGATAAACCGTGAATTTCGGAAACACATTCTTCGGGTAATCCATTTGCTCGTAACGTTGAGATTTCACATTTTTCGCAGAGGGTTTCCTTAGAACAACATAATCCACAGGAACCTATGCAACAACTATTAAATAAATCTTTTATTGCCATTACAATATTTCAATCAATGCATCTGCAGGAAGTTCAAAGAAGGGACTTTCTGAATCTTTATCAGAACAAGCTACTCCTTCATTACTTATTCGGCCATAAGTGTAAAGAGGATATTCATAAACAATTTCCCCTTTTTTGTAATCCCTGTCTAACCAGTCACATTCCTTTTTGGTAACGTCTCTGGTTAACTGAAATTTCTTGGTTTCCATTGTTTCATAATTTAACGCCAATCGGCATTTTCATCATTAAATTCTGGCCTATCATCAGGATCGGGATGAGCAATTTCATCACCAAACATTTTCTTAAGCTCCTCCTGTCTTTCAAGCAAAGGCCTCCAGTTATACATTGTTCCAGGTCTTTCCGCAATTCCAACACTTAAGTAATTATAATGATCTGGTGGAAGAAAATCTTCTTTTTTAATTTTGTTAATGGTGGCTAATCCCCCTGCAAAATCGTCCTCCCCACGATAAACATAAATCGAAGAAGGAACATAAATTTTTTGTCCGATAAAAGGCTCAGCAACAGGAGGCTGATTTTCCAGTGATTTCCTTCTTACTTCCAATTGGTCCTGAATTTTAGTTTTCTTAGCCATTTTATTACTTTTTACAGTACAAATATACTAAAAAATTCTCAGATAAAAAATATTTTTTATAAAAATTTTATAAAAAAAGGGAGAATTTCTTCCCCCTTTAGGCGCTCTTTCGAGTATTAGATCAATCTAAACCAACTTCAAACCCTTCTTTTGGTCTATATGTAAGATATGTTTCATCTTTAACTATAGCTCCAAATTTATTAGAAGCGCGAAAAGCAATATAAATATATATTTTTGTGATTTGTGTAGTATCTTTTAAAGTTTTTAATTCATTTAAAACCTTTTTTCATTACCAAGTAATATCTTATTTTTTATTATATTATCTTTATTTTCTCTTATATCTTTATTTGAATTTGAGACACAAGGAGCACAATCCTCAAAACCTATCAATGCACTTTTGATAATATTAATTGACATGCTATCGGTATAAATATGAGATTCATAATCACTTATCTGTCTTTCTGTTAATTCTATAAGTTCTTTTTGTACAGTCATTGTATCTGCTATATACATACTATCAAGCAAAAAAGATTTTGGATTGTCTAACTGATAAATTTTATTAACTTATATTTAAAATATATTTACAGGTCTCAATCATTTTAGAATCTCCAGTATGTTTTCCTTCGACATCGGAAAGCTTAATTGTAGGAATCCAGTTATCTTCTGAAGGTATTTTAACTGCACTCATTTTAATGACCATATTTAGAGGGGTTACACCTACATCATTTGATAGATTTGTTCCTATACCGAAGGAGCATTTAATCTGACCATTACACCAGTTGTTAATCTCTTTTGCTCTTTCCGGATCAAGGGAATCTGAGAAAATTAGAATTTTTGAGAGTGGATCAATACCCATCTTTTTATAATGATCTATGAGTTTTTCAGCAAATTTATATGGATCTCCGCTATCTTGACGAACTCCATCATAAAGCTTTGCATACTTCATATTAAAAGCTTTTAAAAAAACATCTGTTGTGAAAGTGTCACAAAGAGCAGTTCCAAGACTTCCATTGTAAACATCTGCCCAATGTTTGAGGCCAAGTTCATTTGCCATCTGAAAACCATATTTTGCTGCATGAAACATAAACCACTCATGAGCTTCAGTTCCAATTGGAGTTAAATTGAAAAGAAACGCAAGATAAACGTTTGAAGTTCCTACGAATAAACTTTTTGCCATTCTTGAACTAAGGCCCTCAACCATTTCTTTTTGTACCTCAAAAGAATATCTTCTGCGAGTTCCAAAATCCGATAATTTAACATTTGAATAATTGAAAATGGCTGCCTTCTTTTCATTTGTTTCATGACGTTCACCTTCGCTTTTAATCTTTTGCCCAGTCATCTTAAAATATAATTCTGAGATAAGAGCAAGAAGAGGAACTTCCCAAAGAATTGTACGATACCAATATCCTTCGATATTCAATTGAAGTTCTCCGCCATTTTGGATTATACCTACCTCTGAGGAATCATAATGATAACCTTCAAGGAAATCAAAATATGAAGGATCAATATACCTACATTTGCCAATAAAAAAATTCTTTTCCAAATCTGTAAGAAAAAGATCTTCCATATAATTGATTTGTTCCCTGAGATATTTTGCAAAGTCGTCGGGAAAATCTACCTTAGATCGAAGTATAAGAGAATATCTCACTTTTGCACGAGGAAAAAGTTTCAATACAGCATTTTGCATTGAAAATTTATATAAATCATTATCGAGTATTGATTTAATTATTGGTTCCATGTTTTATTTTTTTATAATTTGTAAATATGTCTGTGCGCTTTTCTTTCTAGAGTTCTTTGAATTCTAAAAGAATTTGTTTAGCAGTCTTAGTTTTATCGAAAAAATCTCTTATCCATTGATTGAATGGTTTCATTTTTTGAAGAAATTTTTTAAGATTTTCGGGCTCTTCTTCCCACCTATTATCTTCTTCATCATATCCCCATGCCTGAATTTGATAATCTTTTAATGGCTGATATTTTAAAAGCTCCGCATAATCTGGATATTTACAAAGAAGATGTTTGGAAAATCTGCCAACCGCTTCTTCTCCTTTATAGATATTATATTCTATTACGTTTGCTGATGTGCTCATATTTGCATTAATGATAAAATATCCGCTTGCTTTCTTAATGTATAAAGAGAAATCCAAAGATCTCCCAAATTTTTATTATTGGTTGCATTATATAATTCTTCACAATCCGCTAATAATTTTTTATATTCTTCGATAATTTTATTTTTAAGTTCTGGATCGATTTCATTTTCTTCTTTAATCTCGACACCCCCATCTTTTTTGTTTTTTTCGCTTTTCCGTATAATACCTGTGTAATTTGGTGTTCCTGATAAATTATCCATATTTAAATTAAATTTAGGTTATTTTAAAAAATTAAAGATCCTTCGTTATCCCACTGAGTATAGAGTTTTCCATTTTCTCGAAGGATACAATACTTAAGAGATTCATTATTTTCTTTGGACATACAATCATCATCAATGACGGTGCTCATTCCTTCAATAGAATAAACAGAGGCTCCAAATGGAAGTTTATAAAGAAAGGTTCCGACCCCTGCCAGAAATCCCCCATCCTTACCCTGTATATAAGTTTTAATTTCTCTCAATATGCTATCGGAGCATCTGTTTTCGCATACCCATTTGGATTGTTCCGACCCATCATTATCATTATACATTTTTCGAAAAGTAATCTGATTAGCCCCAAGAAATTTACATCTATCAATTATGGATTTTGGAGAATAATTGTCGTAGCTTTTAAGCATATTAAGACTTAATCGAATATTAAAACCATTATTTCGCAAAAAGAATATTAATTTTTCAAGATGAAATTTTAAGGTCCCCGAAACTCCGATAGTAGATAAATTGCGGGCATCGCTAAAAATATTAGCAATTGAAAGGCTTATAGTATTAACTCTAAGTTTTTTAAGAAGTTCGATATTATAATATTTTTTTTCGGACAATTCTATGTTATCCATCAGCATTACTCCGGTTGTTTGAAGCTCCACATTTGGAAATGGGTGATTCATTGTTTTAAAAACCTCGCAAAGATGGTTAAGAAATTCTTTATTCTGAAGAGCTTCTCCAGTTCCTGTAATAATACAGGTATTAACTCCATTCATGACAGCCCATTTAATTCTTTTAGAAATCTGAACTTCATCAAAAGAATTTTCATAATTGTTTTCGTGCATACGAGATACACAGAATGGACACTGGTTGACACATCCTTTTGTAGGAACCACCATTGATAAAGTAGCTATTTTCATAAATTTAATTCGAG